CTTTTGACAATAATAGGCTTTAATAATTCCATTATATATCTAATCTATTAAGAAGAAAAACATATTATTTTAATATATTAATATAGAAGAATATAAATTATGAATTCATCATTATTAATAAATGATTTAATAAATGTCTTAGAAGGTGCTAATAAACAAAGTGGAATGACTAAAGACGAAATTTTAAATTCTAAATTAGAAAACAATCCTATAATAAAGGATTTAGGAAATATTCTAAATAAAAGCTTTGAAGATTTTATCATAGATAATAATGAATTGACAAAAAATCTAAACGATGCCGTAAGAACAAGAGAAGAGCAAGACAAAATAACCGCACCCGCTACGCCAGCTACGCCAGCTACTCCTGCTACTCCTGCTACGCCAACTACACCTGCTACGCCTGCTACACCTGCTACGCCTGCTACTCCTGAAAAGAAGGATGATGAAGATGATGAAGACGAAGGTATAATGGGTAAATTTAAATGGGTATTGATAGGTATAGGAATATTTGTATTTCTAATTATATGCGGTGGATTAATATATTATTATTATTCGTCTTCGCCTGCAGAACCAGAAATAAATGTGTTAGATAATAATAATCCAGGATATCAATATAATCAAGTGTCTTATGCAAGGCCAGCTCCGACAGCTCCGACAGCTCCGACAGCTCCGACAGCTCCGACAGCTCCGACAGCTCCAGTAGAATTACCAGCTCAATCTTCATTCTTCTCTTTCTCGGCACCCCAACAAGCTCAGTCCGTCCAACAAGCTCAGTCCGTCCAACAAGCTCAGTCCGTCCAACAAGCTCCGCCTGCAGAGCAAGAATATTCTTATATGATGCCTTTTTCATTTTCTCAAAATCCTAAAGAACAAATTGACAAATTGCAAGATACGGTTATGGGGAGTGTTAAAAAAGTATCTGTCAAAGAAGAGCCTGTAATAGAAGAGCCTGCTAAAGAAGAGCCTGCTAAAGAAGAGCCTGCTAAAGAAGAGCCTGCTAAAGAAGAGCCTGCTAAAGAAGAGCCTGCTAAAGAAGAGCCTGCTAAAGAAGAGCCTGTTAAAGAAGAGCCTGTAATAGAAGATGAAGATACAAGCAGTAGCGATAGCAGCGATAGCGAATCTGAAGAAAAAAAAGAAAAGGCTGAAGATACAAGCAGTAGCGATGGCAGCGATAGCGAATCTGAAGAAAAAAAGGAAAAGGCTGAAGATACAAGCAGTAGCGATGGCAGTAGTGGAAGCGATGGCGACAATAGCAGTGATAGCGAATCTGAAGAAAAAAAGGGAAAGGCTGAAGATAGCAAATCAAAAAAAAAAGATAATGAGGAAGATAATAAAATAATAGGGGGCTATAGAGGGAGAGGGCGCGGGAGGGGAAGAGGACGCGGGAGGGGAAGAGGTCTCGGAAGAGCTAACGGTCAGGTACGAGAGGGAGCGAGAAATAATGCCAAAAACGAAGATACCGGATTTAATTATATTATAAATAAAATATTTAGTAGTGTAAAATAAAGATAATGATTATGAATAATAATATAATATATTATGCCTGAATATATATGTTATATAGAAGCCTATTAATATCCCTATAATTATTAATATTAAAAACATAAATGAGTTTGATATTAAATAGTACAATATATATAATATTACAATTAAAAGTGGGTAATAGCTATTAGCATTTTCTATTAATGAAAAAATAATGTTCATTATATTCTATAATTTTAATGATATTTTAAATTACCAACTGTTTTAAGTGCCCTACGCGTATATCAGTGTTAATCATAATTTGATAACCCGCTTTTATGATATTTTTTGAAAACGCCACATCCTCACTACATATATCTCGGATTACCTTTCCATCATCTGCAATAATTATATTTAATTCGGCGTCAAAATATGGATATCGCATTTTATCAAAAACCTCTTTTTTAACCGCCATAAATCCCATTCCAGTATAGGCCACTGGATAATATTTGAATGAAGTCTCTTTTTTCCATACATCAATTTCTTCTGGAGTGCTAAACTTAAATGTTCCGTTTTCTTTGAAATAATTAATGTCCCAATCTTTAACAAAAGCATAATTTGTCAAGTCCGCCATTCTATACATACCAGCGACAACGGGGTGATGTTCGGTAGATTCAATCAATTCAATAACTTGCTCTGGCGTAAATATAATGTCGCTGTCAATTGTAACCCATAAATCAAAATCTTCATTATTAAAAGGCTTTTGAGTATCCCCTCTTAGAGTGTCTAATCCCAGCGTTTTCATTCTTACAAAAGAAACATATGAACCGGTCGCTGGCGAAATCAATATATCATATTTGCGTGTATCCATAACCTTGCTGATTGTTGAAGTCCAGGAAATTAAAAACTTAGAACTAAAATTATCCCCCGGCAAAGCAAAGATAACACGCTTCAATTTTTCTGGCACCCCATTATTACCAGACGGTCCAGCAGGTCCTGTCGTAGTAGGAGCTGTAGACTCTTGTACCTCTGCAATTGATACTTGGGTATCCGGGGTGGATTCGCTTACTTCGCTTACTTCGCTTACTTCGCTTACTTCGCTTACTTCGCTTACTTCGCTTACTTCGCTTACTTCGCTTACTTCGCTTACTTCGCTTACTTCGCTTACTTTAGTTGCTTCTTTCATTATATTTAATATTTGATATTATTTCTTATATCATTTTACGAGGAGATTATAAATGTATATAAAATATATTTGCATATTATAATATAATATATATATAATGTCTAATGATTATTATAATTACGATAGTGTAATTTATAATATTGAGTTAGATAATGAGTCGCCTCGGTGTGCTCAGCCTGTTAAAATCAAGAAACAGCTAAAGCCTCATCAATTAGCTTGTTTATATAAGGCGATTATGATGGAAAATCATAGGAAAATTAGATATTCTACGGGCGAAGAAATAGAGTCTAATATAGGTATTTTGGGGGATATTGTGGGATATGGCAAAACTCTAATAGCACTGTCTATAGTAGCTCATAATAATCTTGATAATATCCAGGTTAATAATGAGAAAATTATTAGCTATCATAGTTCCAAGGCTTATAATTATTTTAAATTAAGTTCTAAGAATAAAAATATTGCATCTTTAAATAAAATCATTAATTCTACATTAATTGTAGTTCCTCGTGGTCCCGTATACGTCCAATGGGAACGAACATTGCGTGAGAGTACCAATTTGAAATATCTGGCTATTGAAAATCTTAACTTTATAAATAAGCATATGCCAAAATACGATACAGACCGCGATGAAATTATTGACTATTTCAATCAATACGATGTAATTCTTATTAAAAATACCACGCTTTCTATATTGTTCAAATATTACGACACTCATTATTTCTCATTATACAAGGATCAAAAGCACTCTTCATATATCTATAAATGGAAGCGTGTAATTGTGGATGAATGCCACGATATTATTAATAAAATAGAGGGGCTGTCCTATTTATATATTTGGTTAATTAGCGGAACCTATTTAAATATATGCGATCGCGTTTATTCATCGTCCGTATCATTACATCATAATATGAGGGAGTTTATTAAAGAGGAATATCTGAACTTTATGCTCGTCAAGTGTAATAAAGAGTTTGTTAAAGAGAGCTTTGATATCCCTCCAATCGTAGAGACATTTTATTTGTGTAAGATGTCAAAATATTTGAAGGTAATTAAAAATTACATAAACCAGAATGTGCTTGAAAAAATTAACGCGAACGATATTTCGGGGGCTATCAAAGAATTAGGAGGTAAAAATGAAACAGAGACAGGAATAGCAAATTTGATATGTGCGGATATGAATAAGGCTATTCAGAATAAATATAAGGAGAAGGATTATATTACTTTGTTGGACATAGCCGACGATGTCAAGGCTAATAAATTGAAGATGATAGAGCAAGAGCTAATCAGTTTGAATGAAAAACTGAAGGATTTGACAGAGAGGATATCAGAGATTGAAAGTAAAACCTGTGCAATTTGTTTGGATAACATAACACACCCTATAATTTTGGATTGTACTCACATATTTTGCGGCAGTTGCATTATTAATTTATTAAATAACAGGGGAATGACGGGAGATAATATCAAGAGGTGTCCTAATTGTCGCAAAGAAATAACGAGCACTGACAACTTGACAGCAATTGTTCCAGAGAAAAAAGAGGAGGCTGTAAAATTATCCAACAAAGATTCTATAGGAAAAGGCATATTGAGCAAAGAGGATACCTTGATTGAATTGATATTGAATAACAGAGCGGGAAAGTTCATTGTATTCAGTCGCGTAGATGCTGCATTCTCTAAAATTACTGAAATACTTACGGCTAACAATATAACTCACGCGTGCCTCAAAGGTAATACTAATCAGATGATGAATATCCTTAACAACTTTAAATACGGAAATACTAATGTTATTTTGCTTACCACACAATATGCTGGCTCGGGCATTGATATTAGTGTTGCAACGGATGTAATAATATTACACTCTATGGACGCTGATAAACAACAAGCTATCGGAAGAGCCCAGCGTGTCGGAAGAATAGCCCCGCTCAAAGTACATAATCTATGTTATGAACACGAACTGAGCCAAAATGAAAACCTTGTCATTAACAATTAGACAGCCAGCATTAGCTATAACAAATATAATAAAAATTGATATTGTTTTATATGTCAAATATAATATATATAACAGATATAACATAGTATATTGTATAATATACTATTAACAATATCAATTTGTAAAATGCCCGATGATAGAAATGCGCTGAACGGCTCAACTATAACTGCTATTAACCCTGGTAACCAAGGTAACCCAAGCCATCTTAATAAGAGAATACCGAGATATAAGATGGGGGATGATAATGTTATTAAGATATCTAATGATAAGCAAAAGTATTATTTGAATATTGCAGCAAAAATTGCCACGAAATCGCCGGTTTATACGCACAAACACGGTGCCATAATAGTATATAAAGATATTGTAATTTCATCGGGATACAATTTTTATATAAAGGGAAATAGTATGCACGCCGAAATATCTGCGATATCAAAAATAAACAAGAAGTACAAGGGTATTCTTAATGAATGCGATATCTATGTCGTAAGAATAGGTCCTAATAGCTTAGATAATCCTCTGAAATATTCGCGACCTTGCTTGGATTGTGAGAGCACAATTATGAAATACAATATTAAAAATGTCTATTATTCAACATCTTGCGAATATGATATAGTACACGGTGCTATTCATAATAAAAATAAATGCAAATGCTTCTTATAATTAGAGTTCGTGTCTCTACACTTGCGCATATATACCCACAGCTATGATATTTATAGAGTAAGAGATACTTTGGGGATAATTCTCTTAATATTCTTTTTTACTACGGTTTCGCGCTCGTCTTCAAATATTTTTTTAAGCAATTCCTCGCCCGAAAGCTCATTATATTTAATTATTTTTGTTTTAATATCATTCATTTTGATAGGAACTTTGCATTCTTTAACATTTGTTTTAATTCTCCCGTGCTGTGTATTAAGGTCATTATATTTATAATTAAACATAAATTCTTCTATTTTATTATTTAAAACTCGCTGGTAATTCTTGCGCTCCTTCATAGCAATGCTTAGTTTTCTAATCTGGTCATCGTATTTAAACCAGTCATTCACGAGATTTTTAAAAGTTTCCAATTCTTCAGGCGTAGGCTCGTTGCTATTATTGTTAATAATATCATCTACAATATTCAAATTATCCATTATATATTATAATTGCCTTTTATCCTTAAATTATTTTTTTGCGCCTTTTACAGGCCTTGCTTTGGGCTTGACTGCGGGCTTGACTGCGGGCTTGACTGCGGGCTTGACTGCGGGCTTGACTGCTGGCTTGACGATAGGAGTAATGAACTTTTTCAAATCAGCCAATTCTCTATTTCCTTCGTATTCACTCTTTTTACCACGCGAATACTTAATTATTGTAGGATATCCCTCGATATTCTTCTTGTATTTTTCAGGAAGATGCTCGAAGTTATTTGCCTCCACATTTATTATAGTTATATCTTTTTTATTTTTTATGCTATCGCACAGTTTATTCCAAGTAGGTTTTAATTGAATGCAATGACCGCACATATCCGAGTAATATAATATAACAAAATTACCGCTCGCAATTATACTATCATTAATCTCTTTTTTATTGTGAAGATTCAAATAATAGAACATCAAAAATCAAATCTTCTATTTATATGCATTATTATTTTATCTATCTTAATATAAATAGAATTATGAATAATTATTACGAAGTTATAAAGGACAGAGTTCAAGAGGCGCCTAAGGAATATAATATGAAGGAATTGAGTTCCAAAATATCCTGTGAGAATATGTCACTATTATCAAAGAAATATACTGATAACCAGAGATTACTATTTGAAGCGAATATTAATATGGAATTGTGCCATAGCCATCAATATTATTTTGATAATTTGGATGATATAAAAGGCAGAGAGAACGGGCTTTTATCTGGAATGTCTGTCGGCAAAAAAAGCTGCATTTATAAGAAGCCCTATTATAACGAGGGCGATTGGACTTTTCAATATGGCATCAGTGATACTTTTAAAAACCAATTGAACTCTTTTGAACTGTTTGATTATCAATCGAAGGCAAAAACCGCCAAGAACTTCAAAAAAGAATGCCCTGCTGATATTAATTTTAAATCCCTCGGCGAATGCGACAAAGGCCCCTTCTCAACCTATGTCAATACCTTCACAAACGACCACGACAACTGTGTCTAATATGCAGAAGAATATAAAAATTGATTAGATAAATATACTTTGATATTATTATAAGACGCAATGTTTTATGTTGATGCCAATCCCGAAAACATTCTCAAGCTTAATATTGCAAATCACAAAAAGCTCAATAATATTACCAAGATTATTATTGCCAAAATGAAGCTTAATGACGAATCATCACACGAAGACTATTTTAAATTGAAGAATATCATTGCAATTTATGTAAATGAAGAGATTAAAACGATGCATACGCGCGATATTAACGAAATAATTGGTGATTACGGATTTGATAATGCCGTCCATTGTTATAAAAAAAATTATAGGATATTGGATAATATCACTGTGCGAATGCTTGTATATAATATTATCTGTAATATTTATATTCTTACGGTTGATACGGAAAAGAAGGACGCTGTTCGCAAGATTCAGAGCTATATTGTTGCCGAAAAAAATAGAAAAAAGTATATCAAAAAGGTCAATATAAAACGCGAGAGTGATTACTTGATTGACAAAGTTAATAATGAGATTAAATGCGATGATGCGAAGCTAATATTGAACACGATAATTAATAAGTTTGTCCACAGAACTATGAAAGCTCTTGATAAAGCATAGTATTGCGATAATCTTCTATAAACATTCTAATAATTCTATATTTATCTGTGCTTATTTTTTTACCCATATCAGTATTTATATTATTCATCAAAATATTCGTGCGATTTTCTATGTTATCAATGATACTGCTTATATTACTCTGTTTATTTACAATCCCATATGTGAAATATCTGGATATTCCTATTGCCCCTAACGAATCTATGCGATCTGCATCTTTGACGCAATCCAATTCAATAGATTTAGGTGAAGACGAAGTCTTTGCCAATTCAAGAGACAAGCTTACATTACAAGCAATATCTATAATATTTTCTAATATACTTTTGTCATCTATTAAATTATCGAAGAAGCCCCTCAATACATTTTCTTGAGTGTCATCGTTATTATTGCTATATTTACTATCATTGATATCGTGCGTCAGCGCGGCCAATTGAATTATAAATATTTGTTCTTCATTTAGATTTTCTGATATTGCAAGAGTCGTAGCCATATTTTTAACTCTCATCGCATGCTCAAAACTATGCGAATCATCATATTTTTTCATATAATCCTTTGCAAAATCCTCAGTAAGTATAATAATTTCTTCATTACTCAAAGAGATTCTCGCGGCAGATCCAGCAGATCCAGCAGATCCAGCAGATCCTGTAGTATCCATATTATATATCGCGCTTACATACATAATAGTATAAATGCTATCACTTTTTATTTATTTTTTTAACATTTTTTCTTTTTTCCTCCTTTCCTCTTTTTCTAATTTACCCCATAAAGTAGTTTTTTGTAAGGCTGTTAGATTTGTGTCCCTCATTATATCACTAATATCACTTCTCTTACTTTTATAATTTGAATCGGCTGTTTGATAAGGAAACGGATCATTAACCACTCTATTCGATGCTGCTCTTGGTGCTCTTGATGATGCTCTTGATGCTCCTGTTCTTCCTAATTTGTTAATTTTTTCATTTATTTTATCAATTTCTACTCTAAGTGGAGCAATCTTGGCTGCTAATTCAATGTTTTCTTTAATTCTTTTATTATCTGGATATTGCATACTACTTTTAAGAATATCATGATATTTAGTGTATTCTTTAACAAGAGGCTCTAATTCTTCTTGCAACATCTTTATTTCATTTTCAATATTTGTCTGTGATGGCGCTACTGGCGCTGCTGGCGCTACCCTATTACTTCTACTACTACTACCAACTAATGATGATAAAGATCCTCCGCCGCCATTTTTTAGGGAGTTTGTAGAGGAGTCGTTTGTTATGTTGTATATGTATAGGGAAAAATTGAAAAATACAAGGATTATTATGCTGATGCGTAAATAAAAATACCAGTCATATTTTATGTCATCATCTTTGTTATATACATCCTTCTTTTTCAATATAAAATATACTATAAATATTAAGAAAATAGCTTCAAATAATAGGAAAATATAGATACTAAAACTATGTTTGATACCAGTGATAACTATTGACATTAAGAATGTATTAAATATTCCGAGTATTAAACATATGTATGTTAGTAATTCATCATTGCTAATAAGCTTATCTAATGAATTGTTCATCGGCAAACATCTATAATATATAAATATATTAATATATATTATCATATATGGATAATAAACTTACGATTATTATTGATATTCGCGAGGACACCTTGTATAATGACATATTTGATAGAGATTTAGATATTTACAAAGATAAAATAGATATAACAAAGGCACCCTTAGATATCGGAGATGTTCATATTAAATATAATGATATTCTATATATATTTGAAAGGAAAACGGTAAAAGATTTGATTTCTTCTATACACGATGGAAGATATAGAGAACAGAAGGCTCGTATGTTATCTATATATAATACAATTCAATTATCATATATTATAGAGGAGGATGATGTCATATCATCTAAGATATATTCAAATAAATCAGTGATTCAAGGTGCCTATATTAATACTATGTTTCGCGATAATATCAGGGTTTTATTCACAAAGAAGATTGGAGAAACCGCAACACTTCTCTTGTCAATCGCCGTAAAAATAATAGAGAACCCTAAGAAGTTTATTTCGGTAAATGCAAGGGCAGAAAATGGAGCCGGAGAGACTTGCTACACTGATTATATTAAGCTTAAAAAAAAGAAAATAGATAATATAGACGAGGACACCTGTTATATTATGCAGTTATCACAGATTCCTCATATTTCAAATATAATAGCGAAGAATATTGCCAAGATATATCCCACGATGCCTAATTTAATCACGAGTTTAATTGACAAAGACAATAAAATTAAGGAGCTGTGCAAGATAGATGGAGTAGGCAAGGAGAAAGCCGCTACGATTGTTAAGTATTTATTTGGAGACAAACGAGAATAGCTTGTAATCGGCAATAATATCTCGGAATATCCTGATATTATTAATAATTTTCAGCTCCCCGATGTTTTGGCTATTGAATATATCACTCAATATATTAGTTTCCATAGATGCCTCCTTTTCCTTATAATACACGAGGGCTGTATTATATTCTATAATAAACTTCTTATTATTCAGGGCAATAATATATTTATAATTTTTATCATAATTAATTACCTTATTTATAATATAGATTGCTTCGCGATTCTTGTCTCTGCAATTATCTTTCTCATACTGCCATATTTTGCTTGTCCCATCGCTAATATAGGCAGAAGACCCGATAAGGCCTGTCTTGATATTTTTAGTAATTTTAATATCTACCTTCAATGTCCCTGTCTCAATATTTTTATCAGTCTTTTTCAATTTCTCCTTCTCTGTCTTAATAATCTCGTTCCCGACGGCGATGCCCTCAGATTCGCCAGATACTGCTGTCTTAGTTGTGCGAGACTTTGTATTTGTCGCTTTCGCAGCATTCGCAGTCTTCGCAGCATTCGCAGTCTTCGCAGCATTCGCAGTCTTCGTAGATTTTCTAATTTTAGGTTCTTTCGGCTCTGTTAATATATTGATGTATTTGTCAAACAATAGCTCTTTGACTGCCAATAATTTCAGATTATCTAATCTGTTTTTTCGGCGCATCATATCCTGATACATCGGTTTAGTTTGTAAATCATTATCAACTTTCTGCCAATACTCTTCATCCTTCTCATATCCCGGCAGCTGTTCAATACACAGGGCGTATAATTGCAGAATGGGTTTCATAATTTGATTTGTAATATAGTGGAGATAGTCGGGGGTCAAATTATTCTCTACGATATATTCTGGGTTTTCTATCCTGTCTCCCTGGAGAGAGTTAGGATTATTCGTTTTTATATATACAAATGGGATGCGTTCATTGACACACGGGCGATTTCCCGGGTCTCGCGCTCCTATTCTATCAGCCAAAACCTTATGAGCGATTTTTGAAGGGTCTTTGTAAGATGCTTTGATGCTCTTAGTAATAACGAGCTCCTGAATTGATGTTTTGCCTTCAACGAGGTCTTTGAGTTCTTCATTTAGAAACTCTATAGAAGCAGCCAAATCCTGTTTTTTCAATATGATATCAATGACGCCTCCATATACTTTCTTGACAATGTGCGCATTATCTCGCCGTTTCAATACAATACCCATAGATTTCTGTTTATAGCTATTAACATCCGTTTCATACAGGTTCCCAACATATCGCTTTTTACTTAGCAATATAAACGGATATAGCGATTTTTCATAATTCAATTTCTGCGGCTTAGGCATTATTTTTGCTATCTCCTTTTCTACTATTTTCCCCATCTTAATCGCATAGGGCAACGCGTCCTTCCCCATTACTATATTGCCCTCCTCGTCCTTCAAAGGAAACTTACAGAAGATTGAATCGGTATCTCCATAAATAACATCAGCACCATAATTATCCTCTACAAACTTCTTAGCCAACATAATCATTTCTCTCCCGGTCGCCGTAGTGCAGGCGGCGATTTCTTTCAAATATATAGATGATGTCCTTGCGCCAATTTGTCCGTACAGCGAGTTTGCCGTGATTTTATAGGCAATCTGTCGCGAATCTAATACATCCTGTTCAAAGCTATTATAGGTATCTTCAATGGATAAGACAGTATCTTTTTGAATATTGTAATTTTCTCCCGTATCAATATTCAGTATATTATAGACATCGCCTTTGTCCGTACAAAATCCCGTATATGTATTTTTGCCATCCTTGATTGTCTTGTATTCTATTTTTTTCCTCGTATTTTTGCGCTCAATCAAAAGCATATCCAAGATATCTGCTATGATTCCCTTGCGCCCATCCTTGTATTGCACGAAGGTACATTCTTTCTCACCTACTTTTTTCTTCTTATCTCCCTTTCCTTCATATATATCATAATATATGTTCTTGTATTCTATGTTAGGGTCGGCGACCCTATATTTCTCGTCCATCAAATAGCAATCGTGAGACAGATTATTTGAAATCATAGACGAAGGATATAGAGAGCCGTAATCAAATACTACAATCGGGTCATTCAAATATATCGCTTCTTTCGGGTCTAAGACGACGGCGCCTTCGTAGCCATCTTCCATATCTATAACATCATTATCATACGATTTAATCGTGGGAATCAGCGAGTTCTTTTCCATACATTGCTTGGCAATTAGAGAGAAAATCTTGATGCCCTGTCCTCTGCGGAATAGGAAATTGAGAGGAACCAAGCATACATTTCCCATCCCAATATTATTCTCCATAATTTTTAATTTATGAATTAACCGATTGACGAGACAGCAATCTTGAATACAATACTTGGCAATCTCGCATCTGTCCTTAGAATCGCCCTTAAACTTGGCGAATATTTCTTGCGGCTTCAAATCATTCTTATTATCTCCAAGAAATATTGAGGCCACATTGTCCAATTTATAACTATCCAATTTCTGTTCTCTTTGCATCACCTTGAGCAAATCAATTAATACGACACCATCCATATCAATATATCTGAGGATATTATCTCCCATCGCCGAAGAAGATAATTTTTGTTCGACCAGAGATGTTTTGCGGGTTATCAATCTTCCCCAGCCTATACTGTATTCTTCCAATATCCCGAGCTCCTTAGCTCTGTCCCATATATAGGGCATATCAAAACCGAATATATTATAGCCGACTACAATATCCGAGTTCAACTCATTCATCAGCTCTTTCCATTTTATCAACAATTCCTTTTCTGTATTACACGCGATAACATCGCAATCCTCAATTAAATCGCAAGTATCCAGAGTAATGATATTTTTATAAACAATCTTATCAGAACCGTATATATGCGTCGTGGTTCCTATTTGAATAATTTTGTCGCCTTCAAGAGGAACCAATAGCGTATCTAATATTTTCGCCAGCTTCATCTCTTCTTCATTCAATTGTGCGATTGTCATATTTACATCATTATCTTCTTCGGCCTCTCCGCCTTCGCCACCAGCATCACCTTCGCAATCTCCATCACCGTCAGCAGATTTAGCAACAGATGCCGAAATTTTATCCAGAATTGATATTATATCTTCCATTCTATCCGCGAGAAGCTCGGGAATACTATCAATATAATTGGAATGTAGCTTCTTCTTAGCATATACCCGATTGATTTTTAGGTCAATCGCGGCATCAATTATAATATCCTTTTTATAGATGTTTTTTAACCAGCTAATTATAAAGTCGCTCGTGTATTCGTATCCGGCTTTTGCGACCAACGCCAAATCTTGTGCGACTTTGCTATAATTCTTTATGGCAACTGGGAAATCGCCGTGGCTACTGGAACATTCAATATCAAAAGATGTTATGAGAATAGGTGCGATTTTATTGATATCAAGCGGAATAATATCCTTGCTATTTATGCTGATATTATAATTGCATCTACACGAATCATCGCCATCTTTATATTTCTCAATTCTTACCCAACCGCAAGGTTTGATATTTTGAATATGAATATATTTAAGGAATGGGTCAATATTGCTCTCGTACGCCTTGAATCCCTCTTTCTCAAGAGTTTTCAAATAATACTTGAGATTGTTATATAATTTCAAGGATTTCACAGATATTTTAATGAAGCGAAATAGCTTGTTATTAGTGAATCCCCAAAAATCCTTCTTTTCTACTGTAGATATGTTAGAGAAATGCGATAACATATTGTTCGGGATAATTTTCTTTTCATATTTATTATTCTTGAATTGCGCCATATATTTGCCGTTCAATAGCTTATCTTTGAATGTTGATACCTTAGCCTCAAACGCATTAGCGCTAAGGCTTTCCCACGATTCAGGAGGTTTAATGTAAAAGAAGGGCTTGAAACAATTAACGACGGTTGAGATTGTAGCACCGTTATCACATACGCCGTATAAAATCATAGAATATGTTTCTTCAAAATCCTTCTCCTTATTTCTATCATTCTCGGGGACATATATGTCTGTGATTTGAAACTCTACGGGGCTTTTGTTAAGAGGTTCGTAGTCTTTCCTTGGTTTATCCATATTAAATAGATAATGGCAATTATTTAAATATAAATAATAGAAATCAATTTTTAATTTATTATAAGTAATAGAAGTATGGAAATAAACACTGAGGGGTTAATTATAATAATTGTAACAATAATAGGGATATATTATATTTATAATTATTATACTAATATTGGATTAATGAAAGTCAGGAGCAAAATAGATGATAAGGAATACACAGTGCAGATTAAGGACGATTCTCTTGAAGCTGCCAATTTAATCGCAAAGATACGAGAGAAGCTGGTAGTATTAATGGAACATTTGGAGAAATCCTTTTCTCTTAATGATGAGCGCGTTAGATTATTAAAGAAGAACTTTAGGCCTGACAGATTAAAAGAGGGCGTTGATACTCCCGGATATACGAGCTATTCTATAAACAAAGGCGAGCAGATTGTTCTATGTCTTAGAAGTAATGATAAGTTAGTTGATTTAAATACTATGCTTTTCGTAGTATTACACGAGTTCGCACATTTATCAACAGAAAGTATAGGACATACCGAGGAGTTTTGGGATAATTTCAAATGGATATTAGAAGAATCTATAAATATAGGCATATATACTAAACAAGAATTCAAAGTAAAAAATGTAGAATATTGTGGTATGACAATAACTTCCTCGCCCTTAGAATAATCCTATGGGGGAAACCGCCCCCAACGCGGTTTTCAAAGGAAGGTTTTAGAAAAGGCTGGGGGAACCCGCCCCCAACGCGGGCTATTGAGAGGCTATTGTGGGGGAACCTGTCCCCAACGCGGGCTATTGAGGGGCTATTGTCAAGGTTATAGAAAAGGCTATCGCTGGCTATTGAGGGGCTATTGAGATATTTGTAATACCATTATGATATATTAAAAAGACACTGAATATTTCTAAAATTTGAAAATTAAAATTTGAGTACATCTTTCTGTTTTTTCAAAAATTTCAAAAGTTTTTTAGAAATCACAAAATAAATCAAGAGATGTACTCAAATTTAAAAATGAAAAAATATTGATATTCCAGTATCTCAAGAAATGCTCTGATAGTGTAAGTATTTTTATAATAATTACTGAGATATGATTGAGAGGCTATCGAGGGGCTATTGAGAGGCTATTGTCAAGGTTATAGAAAAGGCTATCGCTGGCTATTGAGAGGCTATTGAGGGGCTATCGAAAGGTTTATAATATATTTATATTACCATTTTGATGTCTTGAAAAGGAACCAGGATTTTCTAAAAATTGAAAATTGAAATTTGAGTACATCTTTCTGTTTTTTCAAAAATTTCAAAAGTTTTTTAGAAATTACAAAATAAATCAAGAGATGTACTCAAATTTTAAAATCAAAAAATATAGATATTCCAGTGTCTCTATAACTGCTATGTTAATCTAAGTATTTTTATAACCTTGACAATAGCCCCACAATAGCCCCACAATAGCCTCTCGAATAGCCCGCAATAGCCTCTCGATAGCCCCACGATAGCCCGCGTTGGGGGCGGGTTCCCCCATAGGGCGGGTTCCCCCAGCGGGTTCCCCCATCCCCCATCCCTCATTATAAATATTATATAAGATAAATATATAATATCTATATTATAATGATGAATAATTTGGTAGTATATAATAAGGATAGTAATCAATTCGAGTTATTCTTATATACATTAGTTATATGTATGATGATAAGCAGGAAATATACGGAAACTATTACGAATAATATAATACGGCGAAAAATAAATCAATATACGAATTGGAACCTCTATTCAATATTTTTCAATCATATATTGATTAATTATTTTAATATTAATAATCTCTTGATATCCAAGTTCATAGCTATCAATTCTTTAAATATATTTATATTATTTCACGCATTTATAATATATGATAGTCGCATATTATTTCAAGCCTTAGATAATTCTCCGTCCATCCTCAATAAGTTTATTAAGTGTGTTTCTGAAAAGCGTCTATTACAGACGGAATATATAATATGTAATATAATATTTCATGTATTGCCTGTGTATTTTTATAAGGATACTTTGATATATTATAAATCATACGATGATACAAAGAATATGTATTTATATACTATGATATTTAAGTTTATGTGGTCGCTTAATATATTCGGCGACTTCAATTTTATGTCTATCTATATACCATCATTTGAATTCTCAAATATTAAACTGGTAAATTTCATAATCTTCTGGGATTATATCTTAGATAATGCGATTATGAATATGTCTTTATAGGATAAGGATAAGGATAAGGATATTGAGATATAAAGCTATTATTAATATTATTAGTATATACTATGATACCTAAGACGATACATCAAACTTGGAACGATGACCCGGTGCCTCCAATAATTAATTATATACGCGAGGAGAACGCTAAATTATTGAAATCGCGAGGATACGAAATAATATTATGGACGGACAATATGATATTAAAATTGATAAACGAGCACTATCCCGATTTTTATAAAATATATAATTCGGCACGAACTGGTGTACAGCGCGGGGATATTGCGCGAATCATCTTAGTATATCATTATGGTGGCATATATATTGATTTGGATGTGTTAGTATTGCGTGATTTCGCAGAACTCCTCGATATGACAAGGAATACCTTTTATGTAAGCTACGAGCCCGCCGAACAGACTAAATTGATATACAATAGCGATAGATATATATGCAATGCTTTCTTTGCTGCTAATAAAAACAACGCTTTCTTGCACAAACTTTTGCGCAATATTCCCGAATATATAAATAGACACGGATACGATTTATTTAATAAGTTTGATATATTTGGTGGATATTACATATTAACAAACATAAATGATTACGATAAGGAAAAGAGAGAGCAAGATGTTTTCATAATAGAGGACAGGGAGCTGATATTTCCTATTAATGATTTGAAGCTTGAGGGTATTCCCTCGGCAGCAAATGATTGGGCTGCCGTCAGGAGTGGCAAATATCCTTCAAAACCCATTATGGTGCATTATTGGATACACGGGGATTTTGAATCTAAAAAGCTACTCAAAATGTTTAAGCCAGATGGCAAATATAGTATCCACGAAAATATGTATATATTTTTTAAAATATTATATCCGAATATAGAAAAAAATTGATAATATCTCTCTTAATATTAAGGTTGTGTATATGCTATTAATAATCTTGTTATTATTGTTTCAAATGAGTTATGTGCGTACTTTTTCTAATATGCGGACAAATATGCAGCACAAAATGCATACAAGTATTCAATACTCAAATATAATCAAAGATACAATATTAAACGACCCTAAAATGCCTATGATATATACTAATAAATACCTTAAAAAGTGTATTATAAATGGAATCGCAGACGAAGCTCGCGGTACCGAAGGTACCGAAGGTACCGAAGGCGGAACAAGCATATCTAAAAATATTGCTCGTGGAGTGGCGAAAAGCAATTATAACAGGCAATTTGTATCAGCCGAACATATATACCCGCAATGTTTATTGGATGGCAAGCAATCCAATGATATGCATAATATCATTAAGACGCTTAATACACTAAATGCAAATAGATCCAATTATAAGTTTCACGAAGATTATGATATAAAGAGCAAAAACTGGGTTGAATTAGAATGTAATAATTATGTAAATCACAAGGACAAGGTATTCGTGCCGAATAATGATTCGCGGGGTTTTATATCAAGAGCCATTCTATATATGTACAAGGAATACAATTGTAATCCGAAAAAAATAATAGATATCGAGATATTAAAGAAGTGGTATTATAACTTTTCGCCGACAATTGACGAGCGATATCACAACGATATTATTAAGCGATTGCAAAATAAAAATAATATATTCATATCAAATTACAATAAGAAGAACAAGGGCATTAAAAAAATCCTCGATTCCTTATGAAAAAACTCTGATTGATTAATTCATTTGATTAATTAGATTGAGGTGGGGGGATATAATAAAAAATGATATAGATATATATTATCTTATTTTTATAATGAATCTTTTAAATGAAGAGCAAAGATATGCCGTAAGTAGTGTTATGGAAGGGCACAATATTTTATTGACAGGTTCGGCGGGAACGGGGAAATCTTATACTATTAAATATATCATAGAGTATTTGAATAATGCAAATAAGAACTTTGCTATTACGGCATCTACTGGGACTGCAGCAGTTATGATAGGCGGCCAGACATTACATTCGTTTTTAGGACTCGGTTTGGGAACAGGGAGTATCAAGGATATACTTGGCAATATTCTTAAAAATAAGAAAAAGCACGAAAATATATTGAAGCTCGATGTGCTGATTATTGACGAGATATCTATGATTGATAAGGATTTATTTGAAAAAATATCCGAAGTCCTGAGTATCATAAAATCCACCGAAGCGTGCTTTGGTAATATTCAGTTAATTTTAGTAGGCGACTTTTGTCAATTGGCGCCCGTTAAAGGTAAATATTGTTTCTTGTCGGATATATGGAATAAAATAAATATAAAGATTGTTTTGCTCGAAAAGTTAATAAGACAGGACGATGACGAACTATTTCAAAAGATTCTGAAAATTGTCAGAAAAGGTAAATGTACGGATAATATCATAAAGGTTTTAGATAGATTACGAGATACCGAGTTTGACAATGGTATTATTCCTACGAAATTGTATCCTGTAAATGTTAATGTTGATAAAATCAATAATATTGAGATAGAGAAGCTTAAAGCGCAAGGGAACATATCTAAGACATATCCAGCTATTGCGAGCTGTGATAAGGAAAAGGAGGGTGAAAAATTTGCAATTGAGCTTACATTAAACGCTCAAGTTATTATTATAAGAAATATAAGCGTCGAGGAATCTCTTGTAAATGGTACGAGAGGTGTTATTAAACATCTCGGGGCTGATTATGTAATTATCAATGATATAAATGGCAATATTCATACTATTAAATATTTTACAGATACATTCAATAACAAGGTTTCGGCAAAAAGCTCTTATATCATACATATGCCTATTAGAATATGCTATGCGCTTTCTATTCATAAATCTCAGGGTATGACGATAGATGCCCTTGAATTAGATTTGGGGCCTAATATATTTACTTGCGGACAGTCATATACTGCATTATCGCGAGCAAAAAAACTGAGCTCTATAAAAATCATAGATGTTGATAAGAACTCTTTTAGAACTAATACAGATGTTAAAAACTTTTATAAGAGTTGTAATACTATTAATAATTGTAATAATAATCTTAATAATTATTAGATATATAAAAATGAAAGAGGCTTTTGTTTCACAAGCGGAAAATGATGATATTGTAAAGGAGGTATTTATAATATTTGGTTATTCTGTCGCAAGTATAATTATTGTCGTAGCATTAGCGTGGGGATATTATAATAATTTGAATTTATTTATAGCAGTCTATTCGCTTATAATTATTTTATATAATGTTATGATAATATCTATCGTTGTAATGAATAAAGATATTTATGATTCATCCAGTTATACTATAATATTTGGAACTACCATATTCTCTATATTTTTAACTTTCTTCGTAGGTATGTTCTTCTTATATAAATTTTTTACACTTCCTATAAAGGCTGTAGGTTCTGCTGCTACAGCTGTCCCTCAAGATGTAAATTATTCATATAAATATTAAAAAATATCATACATATCCAGGATACATATCTATCATACATATCCAGCATAAGATATTATATATAATATAATAAATAGCAATACGGTTTTGATATAGACATCAAGAGACAATATATTTTCTTGTAAATATTCTGGTATCCTATCGTAGATATTATTAATTATTCCGCTAAAATATATGAGAAATACTATAATAACTATTATGAGATTCTTCTTAATCAATTCAATATCCATATATAGCATATAATCATTTTTATTCATTTGAGCATATGGCGAATAAGGAGGCTGATGCTGTTGTGAGGGATAAGGAGGCTGATGCGACTGATTTTGGGGATAAGGAGGTTGCGAATGCTGATGCGGCTGATGTTGGGGATAAGGAGGCTGCGAATGCTGCGAATGCTGGTTAGGATAGGGAGGTGGCGAATGCTGTGAAGGATGTTGAGTATAAGGAGGCTGCGAATTCTGCGGAGGATACGAGGGATTTGATTGATTGCCACCTGACATATCTTGTATTGTAAGAGGTGGCGTATTTAAGCCCATATCTTTATTATTTTTAGATATTAATAATTCGTCTCTGAATTCATTTAAAACATCTTGTACCACGGGATCATTTATATCATTATGTTCATTATTAGTACTCATTAATATACTAAGTTTAATAACCTAATATTATATTATATTTAGATATTGAATATAATTACGCGATAATTTTATATTTTGTATAGTATAATGTTGTTAAATCCAAGCTATTTATTAGAATTATTGAATACTAATAATATAAAAATAAACAAGTGCATTCATATAGGCGCCCATAAATGCGAAGAATTGCCTATATACATTACAATGGGCTTCGCGAAGGATGATATAATATGGATAGAGGGAAATGATGATATGGTAGCAGTTGCTAAGAATAATAATATATCCGTCCATAACTATATAATAACTGATAAAGATTATAGCGATGTTATATTGTACAAGGCGAATGATACGGCTTCATCAAGTATTTTAGATATGTATAGACACACAGAAGTTTATCCAGACATATCATATGGCAATACTATAAAATCCAAAAGTATAACTATAGATACTTTTTTTGATATTCAAGGTATTAAAGCTGACGAATATAACTTTTTGAATATAGCTATTCAAGGAGCCGAACTAATGGCATTACGGGGCGCTACAAATTATTTGAAATACGCAAAAGCCATATATATAAAAATACACGAAATAGAATTGTATAAAAATTGCCCGGGTGTAAAAGATATAGATGATTTTCTGAGAGACTATAATTTTATAAGAGTTATAACAATAATGACAGACAAGGGATGGGGTGATGCATTATACATTATTTCTTCTTAGCCGCGACACATTTCCCTGTCTCCGGATTTCTTACTTGGCCGTCCTTACACACATTGACACATCTCTTTGTTACCGGATTTATTTCTTTACCCTCCGGACATTCCTTCTCCTTCGCTCCCTTAGGCTCCTCCTTCTTAGGCTCCTCCTTCTTAGGCTCCTCCTTCTTAGGCTCTGTCTTGGTCTTTTTGGTAGATGCTACACATTTACCTGTTTCGGGGTTTCTTACTTGGCCGTCCTTACACACATTAACACATCTTTTTGTTACTGGATTTATTTCTTTACCTTCAGGACATTCTTTTTCATCCGGTTTTGCTACGACGGGCTTAGCAGTTTTTATAGGCTTTATGGGCTTGACAGGTATCATATGGTCTTTTTTGTTATTTATAGGGGCGATGGGCTTAGCCTGCGGAACCTGCTCTATATCAAAATCTTCGCGATTATTTGGCAGCCTGATATTTTCGTATGTGTAAATATTGGGGATATTGGTGGCAGCCTCTTCGTCTTCATATTTACATTCTAAGTATTTGCGAATTGCCCCCTTAGTCTTTTCTTTCACAATGTCTTTCATTAATTCTTTTTTATCAGATAGATAGTTTTCATAGCTGATACGATAAGCCTTCCTTTTGTTATCATAGAGCTCGTCATAGATGCCCTTCTTCTCTCTTTTTATTTCCTCGCGTTTATCAAAAATATCTAAATATAGTTTAATATCCTTTTTCAAATTATTAATTTCGCTCGCGTTATTAGTATTATTATTGGCGATATTTAATATTTTTTTTTCAATATTTCTTAATATATCCATTTAATAATATTGAGGATAAAAATAATTAAGGCAATATAATATCTTCAAACATTCCCCTGTAAAATGTTTGTAGGCTTTCTTCAGGTTTCATTTGTTCTTCGTAGGTACTTCTCGGTATATATTTGACTATTATTTTTTCTTTACCACAAGTAAGTTTTTTATCATAATAGCCTTGGACTATTAATATAGCTCCTATAAAAAGTAAAAATATAGCAATTGCTTTCATTCTTAATAATATAATATAGATTATTTTTCTACATTTCTCTCAGTCCAAACATCAGTCTTTTCAATTTCCTCTTTAACCTCATCCAATCTGACGATATTTCCATCCTCGTTTTCATTGCTCGCCTCTACATTATCGCCAGCAGCACCAGCAGCACCAGCAGAGGACTCTACAGGCGCAGCATTTGAAGTAAGCGTCTGTTTCCTGTTTTCAAAGACAATATCGCGGTCGTTCATATTCTTCTTATACTCTTTCATTAGAGTGTTGAGCTGTGTCTCAGAGTATTCTTGATTCTCAAGAGACTCTGGGTTAGGAGACCAAGGGCACCAACAGCCTACTTGTGCGATATAGATATTGAACTTGTTATCTATTTTCTTCAAAAACTCGCTACGGACTTTTGCCTCTTCAATAGTATCAAAGGTACCGCGGACTTTGATGCCGCGCATAGAAGTAATAAAGTTATTATCTTTATGATAATCTGCTTCAAGCTTGTCGTTATTAACCGATTTATAAAACGCGAGCTGTTCGCTCATTTCCTTGGGCTCAAAGATATATGAGTGATTGTCTGCAATTGTATCGACCAAATCCTTTTGTTCCGGATTCTTTTCCTTGATGCCTTCGAGAAGCTTCTTCATATCTTCAGAAAACTTCTCAATAAACTTGGTAAAAATGTAAGCTTCTTTATTTACAATAACATCTTCTGGGCTCAAAAAAGACAATAGTACAAAGTTTTGGCCACGGATAGGCTTGTCCTCATCCAAGTAATCCACCTCTTTTGTTGATACCATCGCGCTGTTTTCTACTGCTGTCATTTTATACTACTGTTTCTATCTTATATTATAAATATATATTTATAATCTTATATATATTTTCATAATTGCAAATAAAATATTTTATAATAATAAATGTCAATAAAAAAATACGATGATTTCAACATACTATTATACAAAATGTTAAAATTAATTATTCAGGCTCTAATAATCGCGTTTGTAGCATTGCTAATACAAGATAATAAGTTTAATGCGGTTAAACTATTTACTCTCACGATACTAATAGCTCTGACAATATACATATTAGAACTATTGGCAAACCGATTTACAATTGCCACTCAAACCGCGAGCAACATAGGATTGCAAAAATCTAACGCATTTATGTTATTATAATAGCCTCCCGCCTCCTTCCTCCTCCAATCCCCTCCTTCCTCTTCCTCCCTCTAATTATTTTTATTATTTATGCAAATGTAAAGCAATACAATTCATATCATAATAAATATCATTAGGAAGATAAAACAATATCTCGCCAAATGCTCTCAATAATATAACTGATAGAATCATAGACTGTAAAACTATAAAGCTATCCTCGTATGATATAATATATCTCGTCAGATAGTTCATAGTTAGCACTAATATAGCTAAGATTATTATATTACCAGAATGCGATATAATACATAGCGCTCAATCATTTTTTATTTATATAAAAATGTTAAAAAATTTATTGGTAGTCTCTTCAAGCTACACAGAGAAAGCTAAAGCAATCAGATTTCTATAAAAATTGAAATGAAAAAATAAGAATATTCCGGCTTCTCAAGTATCTGCTATGTCAATATCAATATATTTATTATAATAATTGTCGGCCTATCGTCGGCCTATCGTCAGTATGCTTGTCTGCTGGAATATTTGCGGATTCTTAAATATATTTTAGCAGTTGTGGTAAGCTGTTTATAATGATGGTATTATTTCGTAGTTTAAATCTACGCATATCTTTTTCCATATCTGGTCTTGGACGTAGAGCTTTTCTCTGCTTTTCAATAATGGAAAATATTTGAGGTATTCGTTGAGCCCGAGTATCTGAAAGAACTTATAGAGAACATAGCTATATGACAAAAAATTCTTTCTATCTTTCGGACAATGTTTCAAGAAAGGCGCTTGGATGCTTCTAAACATATTACATAGCTTATCCTCCAATTCAGGACTGAATTGCGGCGTAGGTATTCCGTTGATTCTGTTTATAATATAATTGATATGCTCGTAATACTTGTTTATTCTCAATCTTTTAAGAATATCCCTCATTTTTAAATAGGTTATTTTTTTCAAGTCAGTTATTTTCTCCTTCTTAATTTCCGTCAAAATTCTTTCAAATATTTCATCGGGTATATCCGTACTCTCCTTGCCCTGAACCTGGTTGCACCACTCCCTAAAATGATTAATCCTCTTATAACAAAAATGCGATGTGTCCTTCGTATTCTGCTTTAATATCGGTCTATTTTGCTCTACCAAGAGAAGCTCTTGATATCCGCAGATACTACATACAATTATTGCATCGTGCTGGAGGCAAGTCATACTATTTTTACAAACCTTACATATCTCTATGTTTTCGTCTTCGACTGTTCTGACATATCTATTGTTTATTATTGCCATATATTTATCTACTAAGGTACTCTTGTCATATACCTTGCTATTATCATTTTCATTAATTTCCCCCTTAGTTTTATTAGCCTCGGTTTTATCGCTATCAGCGCCTTTATTTTCTGTTATTACTTTCTTATTATCTATGTTATTAAGAGCTTCTAATACATTAATAGTTTTAGTATTTATGCTCATATTTCGCTTTTTTTTAGATTCCTTCTTATATATTTTCGGTTTATTAAAAGACTCTTTGACAAAGTTTATATTTTGATTAATATCTGATTGCTTATTTACGGTATCATAATATTGAAATAGTATATCGCTCGTATTCTTGTAATACTCTATTTCATCTAAATTATTGAGTTCATTCAATTTACTTTTAATATCTATTATCTGCTCGTTCAACTCTATATTACTGAACCAAAGCCGGCTATTAAGTTCTTTATCGGCCGTATTATTTATACTTTTTAATATCTCCATTTTCTTTTCTTCGCAATAACTGAGTTTTTCAAGATAGTATACCTTTTCCTTATCGCTCTTCTCAAAATCCTTTATCATATTATTATGCATTGCGTCCAAAGTAACAGTTTCATTTATATCTGTTGTTATTTTTTTTTTAGATGACTTCTCTTTAAACATCATTATATTTGAATTATAAATATTAAGGTTTATATAATAAAAATAATTTTTGTGTCATATAATCTATATTTTTTTCTCCTCTAATAGTATAAAGAATATAGCGTAAATGGGTGGTGGTCTTCTTCAATTAGTAGCTTATGGTGCACAGGATGTTTATTTAACTGGTAATCCTCAAATTACCTTTTTCAAAGTAGTTTATCGTCGTCATACTAACTTTGCTATTGAAGCTATCCA